GAGGCCTTCCGCGACCTCGACGCGACGAACGTCAACTCCGACACGATCAAAGTGCCGAACCCTGACGATGTCATGGCCGAACCCGCGGCCATCGAGCCGACATCGGAGTACCCCGGCACTCGGGAGTCCTACCAGAAAGTCCCGATCGACCGGCAGAAGTACGGCGAGATCATCGAGGTGCCCGAAGAGGACGTGATGGACAACGTCTTCGACCTCGTCGCCGACCACGTCGATCTGGCCGCCCGCAATATGGCGGAGTTCCTCGACGGGCTCGCCTACCAGGAGCTCTCGGCAAACGTCGCCAGTGGGTCGCCGGTCACCGACAACGCCAACGACGACCTGACCTACGACGACATTCAGGAGGGCGTCGCCACGCTCGAAGAGAACGACGCAACACCTGATGTCGCGTTCGTCGGGCCGCGAGGCAAGCAGGACATCCTGACCTATTTGGCGGAAAGAGGCACCGATCTCACCGACGAGGCCGTTCAGACGGGTTCGTTCGGCATGATCGCCGGGTTGGACTTCATGTTCAGCACCGTCGGCGACCTCACCACGCACAACGCGATCCTCGTCGACTCCGATCGCTACGGCTACGAGGCGACCTTCACGCCGATCGAGACGGAGGAGGAAAGCGACTTCGACACCGACACCGAGAAGTACAAGATCCGCACCCGCAAGGGCTTCAAGGCGATCAAGCCCGAGGCGGCCATCGAAGTCGAGGGCTAACGGATGAACGACCGCCGGCTGCGTGAAGCGCGGGCCGAGCGGCAGCGTCTCCGCATCATCCGACTTCTTGAAGCGGCGGTCGACGTAGACCACAAAGATCAGTGCGAGAGTTGCGGCGAGTTCTTCGCGTCCGTCTCCTCGCACAAACCACACTGTGACGGCCCTGACCGATGACACTCGAATACATCGACACCGACGACCTCCCACTCGCTGGGCCCGACCCCTACGACCCCAGCGACAAACAAGAGGCGGGCGAGGCCGCCGAACAGAAGCTCGAAGCCGATGTCAACGACGGCCAACAGTTCACCTCGGCGGGCGTGCTTCACAAACAGGCCATCGCAGCGTGGGCGACATACGTGCTGGCAACGGGCCCAAACCATCCGACAGATGCCAAGAGCGGTGACTTCTACAACGGCTCTGCGGAGGATCAGGCCGAGTTCGCTGCCGAGATGAAGAACATCTATCAGTCCAACCGGGAGTCGATCCTCGGCTCTGAGGCTGACGACAGCAGCGACGACACCGACATCACGCTCTCAATCTAATGGGCGAGTTCGAGATCGGCGGCGCAGCCGCCTTCACCGAGCTGGCCGACGACTTAGAGTCGATGGCCGACGAGGTGCAGGATGCTATCGATGGAGCCGTCGAGAAGACAGCACTGCAGGTCGAGCGATCGGCCAAGCAGAAGGCTCCAGTCGACACTGGCAACTTACGCGCGTCGATCCAGACGGTGCCTGACGGGCTGGCACAACGGCTCGTCGGGACGAACGTCGAGTACGCCCCTGACGTTGAGTTCGGCACGCAACCGCACGTTATCACGCCGACCGATGCCGAGGCGTTGCGTTTTGAGGGTAGCGATGGCGACATCGTCTACGCGAAGAGCGTCGACCACCCAGGCACGCCGGCCCAGCCGTTTCTTCGGCCGGCACTCCGCGAACATGAATCGGATCTCGTCGAAAACATCCGTGCAGCGATAGACGACCTCAGCAACTCGGAGTTCTAAGATGCAACCACAGCAGGCTCTTGACGCCATCGTCCGCGCCCTACAGCAGTCGTCGACGTTCAGCGCGGCCGACTATCTCACCGCCGATCCCGACCTCTCGAACACGAACAACCGGCTGTCGTCGCCGTTTGTGGCGGCCCAGCCAGTCGGGACGGTGCGTGTTGATTCGATGAACTCCGATCGCGTCGGCTACGTCACCGACACCGACGGCAACCGAACTGGCCGTGTCTATGAAGCCCCGTTCGACATGGATGTCCAACTCGACATATACGTCGCGGCTGGCGATGACGACCATGACGCGACCGTGCTCGGCGGCGATCTGCGTGACGCGCTGTACGTACACGACGCTGGCGGCCCTGGCAGAGAGTTCCCCGATGGCGACGGCGGCACGCTCTCAGAGATTCGGCACTTCGATGTCGGGTCTGGGCAGCGCACCGATGACCTCTCGGGGCCGGGCATCCGCCGCTGGCGGCACGAGAGCGAGATCCGCTTTGTCAGCCGTGTTGAGACCACGTCGGACAGCGAGCCGTTCACAACAATCGACACACCGACCGACGCCGATCTGGATGCTCCAGACGGCGATGCGGTCGAGTTTGAGTACACAATCACATGACAGACTACGGTAACTCACGCATCTCCGTCACGACCACCGGCGGCGGTATCGGCGCGCTCAATCTGAACGCGACCGAGAAGCTCGTCATCTTTGGTCGAGGAGATCCAGCTAACGGTACAGTATCGGTCAACGACCCGACCCGTGTCAACGGGCCGGGCGAACTCGCAGCAACCTTCGGCGAAGACACACGGATCGCCGATGCCATGCGCGACGCGGCTGGCAACGGCCAGTCGTTTAACGTGATGTATGGCGTCGTGCCCGAGACGACCGCTGTCACCGCTGAATCGGTCAGTGGTGGGTCAGGCACGCTCGGCAACGTCCCGATCATCGAGGACAAAGCCGAGATCACCGTGCAGAACACGACCGCGGCACAGTCCGAAAGCGTCGTGTTCCGCTACGAGAGCCCACCGGACACGAGCTCACTCAACAGCGACGAAGTGGCGATCAACCCCGACACGGGTGAGGTCGAAGCCGGCGACACAGATGACTACGAGGTCGACTACAAGTACCACGACTGGCAGGCCGCCTTCGATGCGGCGGTCGACGTGATCCAGCCACAGGAGGCCGGCCAGTGGGCAGTGCTCTCCGATAGCGAGTCGGTCGTCTCGGCCGCTGTCACGACGGCGAACCCACTCCGAACAAACCAGTTCAAGATGGTTCGCGTCGCAGGCGGCGCGGAGCCGAACGCGACGACTGCCGACGGCGATCCGAAGATCGATGTCGGGAGTTATACCGACAACATCGATGACGGCGCAACCTATCTGTTCGGCCCGGTGCATGAAGCTGGCGCAACGACGACCGCCCTCGGCGCGATCGGCGGGGCGATGGCCTCGGTGCCACTTGAGTCGTCGATCCTCGCCGAGTCGCTCAACGGCGTTAGCGATCTCGCCCAGCGGATGAGCGTCCCCGATCAGGAGAGCCTCGAAGACGCGCAGGTCATCCCGGTGAGCGACTTCGGGAGTCCGACCATCGAGGGCAACGACTCAACCTCAACGGCAGGCCGTCGGCAGACGTTCTTCACGCGCCGGCTGGCCGACCGCCTCATCCTCGCCGCGCGGGCGATCGCGCGAGCCGTGCGTGGTGACATCGGCAACCCTGAGACGGCGGGCTTGGTCGAGAACCGCCTCGAAGATGAGATCGTCGAGCTGGTCAACGAAGGCCTGCTCGAAGGCAACACGGACAGCGAGACAAACTACTTCGTCAGCGCGGCGGCTGACGACAACAACCCCAACAAACTCAACGTGTCGTTCGGCTTCACGCCCGAGGGCGTGGTTGACACAGTCGAGTTCACCGCCACCATCAACGCATAATCATGGCAAACAAAACTGAAACCGGCAAGGACGGCGTGTTGATCGTCGAGGGTCGTGAAGTCCCGTTCTCGTCTGTGTCCGACAGCATCGACTTCGAGACAAGCGAGGCAACGGCCAACGACGAACTCAACAACCCGACCGCCTACACCGGCAAGAGCGCAGAGTTGACCGTCGAGGCCGACGGATCAAAGACCGAACTCAAAGCCCTGCTGATGAACCCCGACGGAACGCCGAAGTCGGGCATCCGCGCAGAGATCACGGCTACCGAAGGTGGGGATCGGTTCACCGACGGCAAGGTCACGTCGTTCGGCCGGGAGTACCCCGGCGACGATCTGACGACGACCGAGGTAGAACTGACATTTGACAACCACCGGCCGCTTGATCTCGGAGCCTAATCATGGCCGACATCCACGATTTATACGACGATGTGACGACCGGTGGCAGTGGCGAGTATGTTCTCGAATACAAAGGCGACGAGCACACGTTCAC